GAGTAAAACCATCTCCCTTCGGAGTTCTAAACGCAACTATCTCATTCGTAGTATCTGGATAGCTAGGATTATCACTTTCTTTTTCAGAAAAAGTACAAAGCAAAGTTTTACCTTGTAGATCTTCTGCGTTAGTAGGTGGTGTATCAAGACCAACAGCAGTAAGCAGGCGTTTAAAGTCAGAAGCTGCGTAGCCTCTAATTAGTTCTTGCTTCTCTGCATCATCGTTTCTATACCAAAGGCTAAAGTATTTTCTAACAATCCAACCATTAAACTTTGGCTCGTTATGTACCTTAACCTCTAGCTTGATACTTTCATTACCAGCGGCTGACATGTGTTTAGTACATTCGCTGATAATACAATTATAATCACCTTTCGGTATATAAGAGGATGACTCCTCTTCCCTAGACTCTACGTTTGTAAAATCAATTCCATCAAAGTCAGACATTATGCTTCTCCTTTAAATCCTAACTTGTTAATAATATGTGATAGGTTAGGTTCCTCTAGGGCTTCTAACTTACCACTCCTGTCCTTAGCGATATAATTAGCGCCAAGAGTTGTTTGCAACCAACGTTCGGTTGACTTATTACCTTTGTCATCTTCGGTATCAAATGTTCTCAAACATAACACTTCATCAAAGAAGTAAGGTATTTGCGTAGGTAGTTTAGCTCCAACCATCATCGGTTGGTAGTGCAACATACCAGTAGCTTCATCTCGTACCTCTTGCTGTTTAGCAATAAATACAACATGTATGGGAAGATCTCTAAATCTACGCATTGTCTTAGTCATTATCTGAATGACCTCGCCATACGCTTTTCTAGGATCCTTGCTTTTTTTCAACTCGTTGCCCAGAACAATCTCTGACATTTCTGTCACGCTGTCTAAACAAACGGTATCGTAGTCTAACTTGCCACTTTCTAATAGCTGTGCAATTTCTTCTATTTCAGCTGCTTCTTTGACTTCAATAGCAGTCACATTCTTAGCGTCTTTAATAGATAGAAGTCCAGCTTCCATACTTACAACAAGGGTCTTTCCAGGTACGGTCTGACAAAGAGTTGTTTTACCAGCTCCAGAGATTCCGTAAACTAGAAGTTTAGCACCTTGCATTTCGACCAAATCGCTCGGGCTTTTTATACGACTTATAATATCGCTCATATCATTTCTCCTAAAGATAAAATAATAGTATACAGATAAAAATATTGACTGTATACTTTTAGTTCAAAATAAATTTATACAAAAAGCAACTATGAGCGAAGTCAATAAAAATCAATGGAAAGTGAATTATTTATACAGGCTTAGGCAAATAGCTGATAAAGGACTTGAACCTTTATATGCTAACAGGCTGGAGCCAGAATACAAGGAGAGAGAAGTGGAAAGGATTAGTTTAAAAAGATATATAGAATTTATAGGAAATTCTGGAGCAGCAAAATTATTTGAATGCTCTGAAGCAACCGTCAAATCTTGGAGGTATGATCGAAGACAACCTTCAATTAAACAAGCAAAAAAAATAATTAAAGCTGCTAATGGTAAGTTAGATTTTGAATCTATTTACGGCTCTTTAGAAACTACATTTGAAGAATAGTTTAAGTGTTCAACGTCAAGGCAACAGCAGAAGACTCTGCGTTGGATCTAGCGCTTGCTTATGCGGAATCTGGTTTTAGTGTAGTACCTTTATTACGCCATAACAAAGTTCCTCCCAGAGAACTCGGAAGCTGGGAAAGATTTAAAAGCGAACAACCAACGACTTTAGAGATAACTAAATGGTTTCAAGGCCGCGATGATTTAGTCGTAGCTTTAGTGACTGGAAAGTTTTTAGTTATAGATGCAGATACTCCAGAGGCAGTCACGTGGGCTGCTAACAATTTACCTGTTACACCTTTAAAGGTAGCTACTGGTAAAGGTATGCACTATTACTATAACAACCCAGAAAATTTTACAACTTATGTCGCTCGCAGGATTGCTGGTTATGACCCAGCAAAACTGATTGATATAAGAGGCGTCGGTGGCTTGATTATCGCCCCCTATAATATTCATGCTACTGGCGCCATCTATGAACCTCAAGTAATACCAGGTTGGGAATTGCATGATACAGGTGACTTGCCAGACTTCTCTCGCGAAGATTGGGTAAAGGTAACTGGCGCAGACAAGATTAACGGCAAACCTATAGCGACACCTCTCTCCCTTGAAGCCGCTGCAGAAGGAAGCCGTAATGATACTGCAGCTAGGTTGGCAGGTTATCTGATTGCTAAAGGATTGAATACAGACTTCACTCAATTCTTTTTGCAATCTTGGAATAGAAGCAATAAACCACCTTTAGAAGATTCAGAGATAGCTACAACAGTTAACTCTATTATGAAAACCCATGAGCGTAAGAACCAAGCTGCTCCTAGTTATATATCCAAGAACAGGGTTATCAAAGAGCCAGCAGAGTTGTATAACCCTCCAGGAATTATTAAAGACATCTACCAATATTCAGAGCAGATAGCTCAGATATCGCAGCCAGCTTTAAGTTTACAGTCAGCGTTAGGTGTTGGATCTGTGGCTGCTGGTCGTATGTATAAATCAGATATGAATAACTTTTCGTCTTTGTATTTCATGTGTATTGCTAAGTCTGGTCAAGGTAAAGAGAATACCAAGACAGTTATTGAATCTGTATTAGATAACTCTGGCCATATAGATTTAATGGCTGGAGATGGTTATACATCAAGTGGAGCTGTTTATAGTTTGTTGCGACATAAACCAACTCACATTACTGTAATGGACGAGTTTGGTAAAAGATTAGAAAGTATAGCCAAGTCATCTAACTCTAATAAAGAAGACGCCCTACAAGCTCTCATGGAAGCCTGGGGCCGTTGTCACGGTACTATCAGACCTGATAACTACTCTCTTATGAATATGTCTAGCAAGCAACAGCAAGAAGCTATGGATAGATCAACAATTAAACCAGCTATAACACTTATGGGTATGAGTGTTCCAAAGAATTTTTACGGTGCTTTATCTACAGGAAGAATTGTAGATGGATTTTTAAATAGGTTTATTGTTGTTGAGTCCAAGCTTCCTAGAGTTGTAGGCAAGATGGTGCCATTTAGAGAACCTTCTCACGCTATATGTGAATGGGTTAGAAAGATGCGAGAGACTAGAAATGAAATGGAGGAGCTGGCTAAGAACAATTCAGAGTTAGACTTTAAACAACGTGTGCTTACCTTTGATAACGAAAGCAAAGACTTGTTAACCAAGCTTGCATACAAACTAATAGAAGAACAAGACGCCTTAGAAAAAGATGGCTTAGAAGTATTGCTGTCTAGGACTAGAGAAAAGGCTATGCGATTAGCTTTGATATGTGCTTTAGCTGATGATCATAATACCAATATTATTAGAAGCGATATAACTAAGTGGGCAATTGATTATGTGTATTACTACGATCAACTACTTGTAGATAACTGTGAAGACAAAGTTGCAGGCTCTGAGACAGAGAGCAAGATAAAACAAGTGTTGAGCTTTATTAGATCCCAAGGAGATATAGGTATCAGTAAGCGTGATATAGATAGGCGTGAAATATTTAGAAGTATGAAGTCATACGAGGTAAAAGAAATTATAGAAAGACTGAAGAACTCTGGAGAAATCCAAGAGAAAGATGTTAAGACCAAAACAACAGGTAGGCCAACAAAACGTATTGTTGCTATTGATCCTGAGTTCTTTGATGATTAAAGGAGTGGAGTATGAATCCAAAACCAAAGATGGAAACAATAAGCGACCAGAAACGCGAGGAGCGTGTGGCTGGTTTTATAGAAGGATTATGGGATGTTAGGTGCAATAAGCTACCAGTATCATACGGACTAGATTACTGGTGTGAAAGTAGTGATACCTGCTTCTGGTTAGAAGTTAAATGTCGTAGCTTCGGTATAGATAGGTATGACACTTTACTACTTAGCACCTCTAAATTAAGAATGGGCGCAGCTTTATCTTTAGCTACTGGCCATCCTTTTGTTTTGGTATTTGCTATGACTGATAGTGTTTACTCGCATACCTGGAAAGCAGGTAAGGAGTATGACGTTAGATTCGGTACGATAGCAGAGCCTATCTATGAAGAAGACTCAGAGCCGTATGTGCATTTAAGTAAAGATGAAATGACTTGTCTATCAGAACATCCGCTAGGATTTGATAGAGAAGAAATGGGTTTAACTTATAATAAAAAGAGTTAGGCTAATCCTTGTAAGCCTTGATCTATTTCGTTAAATCTTCTTTCGGCTATTTCTAGGTTAGCTGGAGAGTTTCCTAAAAGACTTCTACTGATTGGTGTTTGTCCTTGTCGAGATAAAGAAGCAGTTGATTCAACTTCTGGCAATTCTAAAGGTGTTACAGCTATAGGTGCTTTAGGATCAACAAGTCTATTTTCATATTGTCTTTCTATATATTCATTAGTCTCTTTAATATTTTCTGCAGGTATTTGAATGCCAATTGATCTTCTTATAGGTTGTCCTGCTCTAAATCCAGTAATACTATCTTCAAAGTTTAGTCCTCTGTAGTAACCCATCTTCTCAAGTATTTCTGGCATTTCTTTAATAATTTGTTGATTTCCAACATCTCCAGTCAACCATCTTAAAAATCTCTTGCTTCCTAAAGCAACTGCTAAAAATCTTAACATACTAAATTTGCCCATCAATTGAGTTGGCGCTGATAAAACCTTAAACATAAAGCCTTGGGTAAATAGTCCACCACCACCAGCGGCTCTTTCACCCCCAACTGCAAACTTAGCTCTTTTTGCTGCTTCTTTTAATAATCTATATTGTTCATCACCAAAAGTTTCTTTTAATACAGACTCACCATATCCGTTTGGTGACATAATTGCGTCGTAAAATTTACTATCATCAAATAATTTTTCAATTACATCATCACCTGGTTTTAAGTAATCGTTCAATATTTTTCTCATAGCAGCAACTTGAAACTCTTTAAATTCAACAGACTCAGGGCCAAGTAGTTCTTTTATTTTTACAATGTCTTCTGAGTTTCCACGTTTAAATAAAGTATTGACTATATTTTCTGAGTCTATACTGCCATTTTTTATTTTATTGTATATTTCTAATTTACTTATCTCAGTTAATTGATCTTGAGCAGCAATCTTAGCGTTTAAGTCATCTATAACGTGATCTACATTAGAAGTATTATTCAATATTCTTCTAAGCTCTGAGGCGTCTTGTGTGTTTACTAAATCATCTGCTTGTCTTAAAGATTTTAATAATTCAGATTTTTTAGTAGGCCCAAATAAAATATCTCCTGTTGTTCCGTATCCTTCTATGGCATTTGCTATTTGTCTGTAATTTGTTACGTTTCCATTTTTTTGAGTTGTTTTAACAATATGCCTTATAAACTCTCTTTGTAAAATTCCTTGCACTTCATCTGCGTTTTGAAAGGTTAATTCGTTTACTTTTATATCTGCATCTTTTAATATTTTTCTTTCTTGTGCTGTAAATTCTAATGACTCTCTTACAGGTCCCTTAGATCTGTCAACTCTTCCTGTTGGAACTTCTTTACCATCTATTATTTTTTTATATCTTTGTTTTTGAAATGAGGATGTGTCTACATCCAAGCTATCTAAAAATCTTTTTACTTCTTCACCATTATTGTTTTTTAAAATAACGTTGGTTAATATTTTGTCAGTATTATGTCCACCAGCTAAAGCATCATCCATTATGCTTTTAAGTGTTGCTTGTTCAAAAGATTGCATTCCAGAAGAATAAAATTTATTAGCTATTTTTATAGATTTTATTTGGGCTTTTATTTTTTTAGAATCAATTTTATTGTTTTTAAAAGCTTTATTAGTAATATCATCTATTACTTTTTGATGATAAGCTGCATCTCTTTTAAACAATTTTAATTCTTGTTGAGCAACTTGTTTGTAAGATACAAATTGAGGATCGGCTTCTATTTGATCTAATATTTCTTTACTTTGAATAATTGTATTATTAGACTCTACTCTTAGATTTTCTGCTTTTGCTAAATCAGCCTCGTATCCAGCTCTTTGTTCGGGAGTTAACTCTCTTGCTCCAGAACCAAAACTTCTGTCTCTTGGATCTATACCATCATTTAATATTTTTTGATTGTATGCTTTGTTGTCTACCGCTTTAGCTAAATTTATCTCTGCAAAGGCAATATCATTTTGAGCTTTGCTAATTTTCTTTTGTATATCTGCATTTTGAGAATCAAATACATCGTTATATGCTGCTTGGTTTGCCTGTACCCTTGCATCGTCACTTGTTTTTGAAACATCATCTATAAGATTTCTTAGAGGTGGGGTAGAAGGTCCTTGTATAACTTTTTCCAAATCTTTAATTTGTAAATTAATTAATTCTAATTGTTCTTTGGATTTAGCTACATTTTTTGTAAAAAAACTTTCCAAACTTTGATAAGCAAAAGAATCTCCTTTTTCTAAGCTTGCTAAAGTTTCATCTATAATAGTTAACATATCGCTTCTTTGGGCAGATGCTAAACTTGCAAATCCAGGCTGTCCAACATCTGTAATTCTATTTGCTGAAGCTAAATCAGACCTTAATTCTATTAATTCTTTTAAGCTTAAATTTTTACCAGTTCTATTTAACAAATCTTGATAGGCTTGTAATTGAGGTCCAGCTTTTACAGGATCTATTTTTCCAGATGCGTCTACAGAATTTTGAACCATTATATCTACGTACTCTTTTAGAGCAGTTGGATCAATAAATTCTGCCTGTCTTCCTAAACCAGCTTTTCCCGCAACAGCACTTTTTTCAAGTCCTTGACTAATATTTCTAGGTATCTCAAAAAATTTACCGATACTGTCATACAACTGCCTTTGAGTTGCATCCCAAGCAAAATAAGCATCGTGTGTTAATTCTCTTATATCGCTACCAGCTTGAGTTGTTGCTGGATCTTTAAAAGCATCAAAATCATTTAAAATATCATCACCAACTTTCTTTAAATTATTGTTGGCTTGGTCTAACTTAAATTCTGCATTATCAAAAGATGAAGAAATCCTGCCTGCAAGATTCTTACCTGCAGCTAAATCTGCGGCAGAATCTCCGTAACCAACTTTAATAGTATCTTCTATTGTTTGGTCAAAAGAGCTGGCCAAATCATTTGTAGACCTAACTAAATTATTGGTATCTGTAATTAAGGTGCTTCTTAGTCCTACTCTTCTTCCTTTGTATTTTGATACTTCTTCTGTAATAGATTGTAAAAGACCACTTAAAGGACTATCTAATGCAGATAATGCTACCGCACCTTGATAAGTTTTTCCTGTTTTTGAATCTACTATTCCTCTTGTAATAGCTGCTGCTTGTTTTAAGTCTTCAGCTCCAAGCGCTTGTCTTGATAATGCTTTTTGGCCAAATGTGTACTTAATTGCTTTTCCAGCCAATCCAAATAATGCTTCTCCACCAGCTCCTATAGCTGCTTCTTTTGCAAATAACTCTGCAAGTTCTCCAGGAGTATTTTTTTGCAATCCAGCAACATATTCTGTTGCTTCTTCTGCTGACTTACCAAGAGCGGCTCCAGTACCAGTACCAGCAGATATTACTCCTAACTGTTTTAGGCTTATATGTTTAAGTCCAGGAAATTGAGGTTTTAATTTACCTCTAGTAAATATAGATCCTGCAACAGAACCAACAACAGGACCTACTATTCCAGCAAAGTCTGCAAAATCTCCAAGCTCAAACATTCTATTAGAATCTATAACAACATTTTGATTTGATCTTGGCTCAATACCTAATTTTTCTAAACCTAGTGGAGTTAAGGCTAAATCCCCTTTGCTATTTCTAGTAAAACCTTCTCCGCCAACAGCTTCTTCTAATACTGTTTCTTTTTCAATAAGATTTTCTGCAGCTCCTAATTTTGCTCTTAACCAAGGAGCATTAACACCTGTTTCATAATCAAAATTATTTTTATCAAAATCAATTGCTAAGTTTCTAGTGGTTTGATCTACAAAACCTTTTCCATTTTCATTTTTATAATAATCTATGGCCCTAGCTTTTGCGTATTCTAAATCATCAGTATTAACCCTAATGTATCTTCCATTTGGTAGTCTTACCTTTATAGCCATTAGTCTATTAAGTCTTCTTGAGTTAATTGCAAGTCAGCATCATCTACATTCTCTGTATTTGTTGACTCATTTTTTACACCATAAGCTTTATCATAATAACTTAGTTCAGGTATTTGGGTTCCAAACCTGCTTTTAAGTGCTTTTAAGTCTGCTTGACTTGATTCAAAAGCTGATTGCATATTAAGCCTAACTCTTGCCAAATTGTCTCTAGCCTCACCTTTTGATGTAAACCAGTTTTCAAAGTTAGCCATAATATCTTTAATTAATTCTCTATCTCTATCTGATACAGTTTTTCCACCTTCTTGTAATATTTCTGTAATTGATTGAGCTGTTAAATACTTACCTTGGTTTACGGCTTTTGTAGCAGCTCCGACAACATTTGAGCCAACTCCTGTAAAACCAGTTATATCCTCCATCAATCTTCCCAATACACCAGCAACACCCGTAACATTTCCACTAGCTGCAGCAGAGTCAAGATCATCTACAATACCCATTAAAGTTGATTGTTTTTGTAATAATTTTGCAGATTCTTGATATCTTTTAGTTATATCTTGAAAATCTTGATCCGATACATCTGAATCTTCAGCAAGCTCTAATGCTTTTTTATTTGCTTCTAATCTAGCAAGTTCTTCTGCCTCATCTGCGTCACCAACTGCTTTGGCTGCGTTTGCAGCTCCAATAGCAAGGCCATCTGCTAAATTATTTGTACCAGCCATTGAGGCAGACATTGATTCAAGAAAAATATCTAAGTTTCTTCCAGTCCTTCTTTTCTTTTGGTCTTGATAAGCTTGAGATCTTAATTTATCAAAGTCTTCATTATCTTTTATTAATGCTTCAATACGTTTTATTTCTCTATCATTTTCTGCGGCTTCTGCTTTTCTTTTTTTCTTTTCTAATTCCTTTTTATCCTTTGGAGCCTGAAGCTTATTTAATTCTTCTTGAGTAGTTTTTTCTACATTTATTCCTTCTGCTTTATTTAAATTTGTTTCATCATCAGGATTAATAATATCAAGACCTGTAACTCCATAAAAAGACGATTGAAGAACTTTGGGACTATAGGTTTGTTTACCAACGTTTACTCCAAAAGTTGCTGGAGTTACTTTTCCTGGGTTTACTCTTACAGGATTTAATAAATTTTTTATAGTTTGTAATTTACTTATTTTTTCAGCAGCTTGTTTTCCTTTAAATCCAGTTTTAACAGATTTTATACCCAAGCCAGCAGCTGCTCCAATTCCTGATGCTGTTAATCCAGCACTTGCATAATCTAAGGGATCTGTAGGATCAAAAATAAGTCTCATTTTTTCTCTATCTATATAAGAATCTATTTCATCTTGAAGTTGTTTAGTTGTTTTATTTGTTGCATCAATTCCTAACTCTGCTAATTCGTCAATAACGTCTGAACTCAACAACGCTGGGGTGCTGTCAGCAAGAGGTGTATTTGTTTTAGGTTCTGTAAAATTATCTGTATCAGTCCCAAAAGAATATGCGGTAGGATATGGGTTTTCGCCAGTTGGAACAAATACCTCATCTCCAGTAGCAAACATACTTCTATTTAATATGTTTCTATTCATTATGCTGCGTAGCCTCCACCGTACCCACTATATCCACCACCACCTGCTCCTGCATTTGTTGTTGGTGCTGTACCTGATCCTGCTGGTTGTCCTTGTGCTTGATTATCTCGTCTGCCATATCTTTCATCTAGTTGAGCATATAAATTACTCATATCTGTAGCTCCAGGGGCGCCTTGTCCATAAGGTTGAGAGAAGCTTCTATATGTACCTAACATAGCAGCTATACCAGCATTTCTAGGATCGTTTGGCTCTCCATACTGAGTTTGAACATTTTTAAATCCAGGCTGATAGCTAGGCATAAACTGTCTCATATAATCTACAGCTTTAGTTCCAGCAAATCTGTTTTGTTGATCTGCTTGATACATCGCATCTATTTCAGCTTGTTTCATTTGTCTAGCATCTCTATCAAGACCCATTAATTCAGATCTTTCATCTCTACCGTACTGTTGATACAAGCCTCCTAGATTACCCATATCTCTACCGTATGCAGCGTAATCTCTACCAAGTCCTCCTAATTCTCCAGAAACACCTCTGATATCACCTGCAGTAGTTCTGGCTATATCGCCTCTTAAGCCACCTATACCCATAATATCGCCAGCAAAATTTCTTCTTGCTCCTGACATATCTCTACCAAGTCCAGCTTCAAATGCTCCAGCTCTTTCCAAAGCACCTCTACCAAATCTTGATTCATCCATCGCCCTCTTCTGAGCTGTATCAAATCCACCAGAACGTATACCAGCTAGCGCTTCTCCTAAGCCTCTACCAAGTGCAGATCTTCTTTCTTCAGCACTTAGCCTAGCCCTAGAACCAAAAGCAGACTCTCCGCCTGTACTTATGTCTCTTGCTCTTTGAGCAATATCAGCTTTCTCGCCTTGTTTAAATACGTCATCTATTGTTTGTTGTACTACTTGTTGTTCAAAAGGATTGTAATAAGCTGCTGTTGAACGTGGGTCAAAGCCTTTTAATGAAGCTCTTTGATAGTCTCTAGCAGATGGTCCTTGTCTACCAAAACTTGATTGTAAGTCTCTAAAGCCAGATCCGTACTGTTGCTCTGCTTGAGATAAGTACGGCTGTTGCATTTCTCCAGCTCTCCTATAAGCCTCTAAGGATTCACCTAACAAGCCCTTTTGTTGTCCAATTGTCCCCATACCTTCTAGTAAAGCATTTCCTTGAAAGTCTAAATATGGCTTGTATCCACCTATACCAGAGTAAGCAGACTCCATCGCTCTATTAGCAAAGGGTGAAAATCCTGCTACGCCTTTAGCTTCAAAAGGTGTGCCGTATGCTCTGTTAGCAGCTCTTCTGCCTTCGCTTAATATTCCTTCGTAATCTGGGCTACCAAAGTAAAACTCTCTTAAATTAGGATCGCTTATTCTTTCGTCTGTTACAAAAGACCTAGCAACAGGAACCATTTGATTGGTATTGTTATAGTATTGAGTTTCTGCCATTATATTGCCTCAAAAATATTCATTAGTTCGCGCATGTTTTCTACGCCTTTTTCTCTAGAGGCTTTACCGCCTTTGACAAGCTCTATACCTGATTTTGTTTTATTCATACCAAAAGCGCCTGCTCCACGTGTAGCTTTGGCAGTCATTACAAACTCACCATCACTTAACATCGCTGGTATATCATCTGAAGTGCCTGTTCCAGGGCCTGCTGATTCGCCACCATCACGCATATCTAATTCTTTAATTGCTGCGCCACCTTGACTAAAGTATTGAACTGGACCACCCATATTAAATTTTAAGGACTCTTGAGCGGCTGGTAAACCAAACTCTTCTCTAGTTCCACCAGTACCTAAAGCTTTAGATAAAGAATATCTACCAAGAGAATCCATTGTTACTGCTGGAGTTGCGGCTAATCCACCCATACGATCTTTAGCAGAGTCGTATGCCATTTTTCCTAATAGAGCTGATATACCTGCAACACCTAAATTGCCCATACCTCCACCAGAACCTCCTCCGCCAAGGAATCCTCCAAGACCGCCTCCATCTCTAACAGGATCGGAACTTCTACCCTTTAGCATATCTTCTATTAATCCAAGTCTGCTTTGTCCATCAGTTCCACCGCCGAATAAATTTTTAATATCAAAGCCGCCACTAGATCCAGGAATTTTTAATTTTGCTCCTGCTTGAATCATATTAGCATCTTTAATTCCATTAGCTTCCATTAAAGCCTCTACAGTAGTTCCGCTTTTTTTAGCTATTTCGGTTAAGTTATCTCCAGGTTGTATTTCGTATTCTGTTCCTTGACCACCGCCTGTTAAGTTACCAAATAACCCTACACCATCTTTACCAGGCATAACATACTCGTAACCTTTTCCTATTGTATTGCCAAATAAACCTACGCCGTCATCGCCTTTAAATATAAATTCTCCTGCTTTATCTTTTAAACCAGTAATACCTTTGCCCAAGTTTCCAAATAGACCTACGCCATCTTTACCTTTAAAAAGATATTCTTTTGCATTTCCAAAGAAGTTACCGCCTGTTGGCTTACCTTTTAAACCACCAATACCTCCACCTAATTTACCTGCTCCGTAACTAAAAGCACCTGCTTTTAAAGCATCTTTCCAGCTACCACCAGCTAATTTTGTAGTTCCAGCCCCAATTGCTGCTGACATAATTGGCCCAACGCCAGGAATAAAGTTTGCTAAAGGTCCAACAACAGGAGCTACTTTTTTAGCTACTTTTTTAATTGACTTAAATGTTTTCTTTAACCAACCAAATTCAGGCATACCTGTAATTGGATTGATAGACATACCTTCTCCTACCTTNTATTCATCTGGAGATAGGCCTGCTGCTCGCAGTTCTTGTTCTATTCTTTGNCTTGTTTCTGGAGATATAACAGGTGGTACAACCATTTCGCCTTGAGCGACGTGAGCNATATACTGNTCTTCGTCGCGTCCTAGCCTTGCTAATCCTGTTCCGCTGTTGTCTATTCTATTCATATTACAATTTTACCCTTTATTTTCTTCGCTGTTAATATCTTCATCTATAGATGTTAACCAA